TCAACGGTTAGATCGGCAGATAGAGCAGGTGTATAAGAAAGAACACCAGCCATAGCCATAGCAGAAGCAACGTCAGAAGAAACGATTAGGACGTTACCCTTACCACGACGGGTTGCCTTAGCAAGAGCGTTACACTCACGCTCGATGTGGAAAATTAGACCCTTGAACTTCTCAACTGACCAACGGCCATTGGAGTCTGTGTCAAGATCGAATGTACCAGCGGTTGTAACACCATACTGAGCACCAACTGTAGCAGAACGATAAATTGTGCGGATAACCTCACGATTGATTTCAGCAAGAATCTCTGTGGAGAGAATGTTTGCTAGTTCTGTTTCTGCATCAAGACCGTGGATTGCCTTAAGATCCTGAGCAAGTTCAGTGGTGTATTCTGCCTTTAGGGCTCTTGAACGGGCAGTAACAGTGACCTTGTCAATGTTGAATGCCATTTCAGCAAAGTGATTGCCAGCGCCGTCACCTAGTGTTTCGGCCTGTGCTGTAGTCATACCCTTACCAACGCCGTAAACGTCTGAGTCACCTAGATCGAATACTGGGTTAGTATTTGATGTGCTACCGTTAACTGCACCAGCAATACCACCCGCTGAGTTCTGACCAGAGAATGCTGTGTTTGCTTCTAGGAATAGTGCTTCACCAGTTGCACCAGCACCCTGTGCCTGCTGCACCTTATAGCGTGAACGCATAGCAAAGATAAGTCCTGTTGGACCTGTCATTGGCTGAACGCCGCAGATGTCGTAAGCGATTAGGTTAGGAAGCGCACGACGAACTAGGGAGATAAGAATTGGGTCGTAAGAACCAATTGCAGTACCAGCACCTAGACCACCACCAGAGTTGGTAGGAGCAGCTTCGTTTAGTGTGCGGGATTCTTCGGCCATTGCCTTTTCCTGATTCTCAAGAATAACGGCAGTAACTGCACGACGATATGAGTCCTTAATTGGATTTAGACCATTGTGGTCAAGAACTGGGGACCACTTCTGTTCTAGATTTTCTGTAAGATACATTTTAGTTTCCTTCTTTCTTATTAACTAAGTTAAATTACTTTGGAAGAGTTCTTCCAATTGCGTTAACGTATTTTGCCATTGGACCATTTAGAGCGCCTTCGGTTAGGGCCTGTGGGTCGTTTGATGACTCAACTTTATCAAGCACATTATCGGTCTTGACAGCAACTGGGAAATAATTCTCCCTTAGTGTCTCGATTTTATCGATAAACTCTTCATCGGATGTATAAGCAACGTTTTCTAGAAGAGAAGATAGCTTCTCTGCCTGAACGTCTGTTAGACCTTCACAAACAGAACCAATTAGTTCTGCCTTGCGGGCCTCAGCAATAACGCCAGTTAGCTGGACGTTGCGCTGAATTTCTTCATTAAGTTTAGCTTCTAGTTCCTCAACTGTTGATGATAGTTCCTCAACAACGTTTACTGAATCTTCTGGAACGTCGATATAATGTTCTGCGAATAGGGCACGAAGACCTGAAATGAAATCTTCTGTAAGTTCACTACGGAGAGCGGACTCAACAGCAACTTCATTTTCTTCAATCCACTGTTCAACAACATAGTTTAGATAGTCGTCAACGTTGGAAGCAAGTTCTTCCATGATCTCGTTGACTCTCTCTTCTAGAGTTTCGGCATATGCCTGTTCTAGTAGAGCAACTTCTTCTTCTAGTTTTGCCTTTACAGCGGCTTCGAAGATTGTTGTAGCTTTAGCATGAAACTCTTCGGATAGGTTCTCACCTTCTAGAAGGGCGTTAACATGCTCGGACATATCGACCTCGTAGGTCTCCATGACTTCTGCTACTTCTTCTGAAACTGTTTCTTCTTCATTGATGAACTCAAAGTTTTCATCAATAGCAGCAAGAATTTCTTCTTCGGATAGACCAGCTTCGATGGCTTCGGCAATGAAGTCTTCTAGTTCTTCGGAAAGCTCTAGTTCTTCGTCGCACTTTTCCATCTTTTCGTGCTTCTCTTCCTTATCTTCTTTTTCTTCCTCTTCGTCCTTCTTCATCTTGCGGGCTTCTTTAAGAGCCTTTAGACGCTCGGCTAGAGAAACTTTATCCTCTTCGGAGAATACATCTCCTTCAACTTCTTCGTCTTCTGCTAGTTTCTTTGTTGGTTCAGCGTTTGAACCAGAACCCTTAACAGATGTATCTCTTTTCTTACCGCCAGCTGCCTTTGCGCCTAGATTATCAGATGCAACGGATGTTGGTGTAGCGCCACCTAGATCCTCTGCGCTACCTGTTGGATCAGGTGCACCTGGATTTGGATGACGACCTTCAACAGCCTTTGAGCCTGGGCGTAGTGTCTTAGCATTAGCTGTGGATGCTGTAGAAGGATCGACTGGATTTGGGTTAGAAATCACACCAGGAGAAACTTCTGGATAGATACCCTCATTCAGTGCTTTACCTTCTAGAACAGCCTTAGCTGCTTCTGTTAGTGATGCCATTTTAGATTACTCCTTTTCTTTATTTAGTAATTTTATAGTTTTGAAATATAGTTTTCAAAAATCTTCAAGGCAACATCTTCAATATCATGGCGTGATGCTTCACGAATTAGCTTTTTGGCTCTTTCGTTGTGCATCTCTTTCCATTGACCATTTTCAAAAATCCACTCTTTACCTTCCATGATGCCTTGCACAAATGCGTCTGGTGCGCTAGGGTCTGCTACAATGTCTGCCGCTGTAGCCAACTTAAAGTCGTCTTGAACTTGCTGATAACCATTATGTGCCCTTAGAGACCCTACGCCTCTTGTAGACACACCAAGACTTGCACCGCCATCTAGTAGACTCTTAACTATCTTTCCGTTAGGAGTATCTAAAATCTTAGCTTTACCAACAAAGTTAGTTCCATCAGGATATAACTTTGTAATCATATGCGAAACTCTATCTAGGTTAATTTGAGGATTCTCTGGATGACCTAGCTCACCAAATGCTCTGTTCTTAGAAACATATTCACGATTGTAACGATCTGCTTCCTTTGATAGAATGTTCATAGGATAAACACGACCATTACGATTTTGTTTTTCTGCCTGCATGAAAATACCGGTGATAAAGTGATTCTTGCCACCTTTACCATCTGACTCCACCAGATATTGAACGTCTTGAATTTCTTCTCTAATAAGTTTCATATACTTATTTATCCTTTTTGATTATTCTGGAATTGAACCTAATAGATCGCCAATAACAGCAGCACCAGCTTTTCTTGCTAAAGTGCCTACTCGACCGCCTCTACTTTTATTTCTGGGATCCTTAGGATCATAATCAGGATCACGACCTAAAAATGTATTAACATTTCTTCTTACGAATGATTTCTTTGGATTAGTTTCTGCTTCTGGTGCAGATGTCTCAGGAGCTGCCTTTCTTCTAGCAGGCTTCTGAGGCTCCGCTTTCATGCTGCTCCAACCAGATTCGAGATCCTTTTTAGTAGAGAGATAGCTTTTTCTAAATTCTGCTCCGCCAGCCTTTTTTCCCATCTTAATTGCTTTAGCAGCAATCTTTCTTAGAAGTGGTTGTGCTTTAGATGTTTTAGATTTTCCGCCTGTAATACGACCTTCTGGATCAGGTTGAACTTCCACTGCCTCTTCAAACTTTCTTTTTACTTTTTTGAATTTGTGGCCTAATGGTTTTAAATCTTTGGCACTGGGATCACCAAGAACTTCGGATGCCTTTTTGTATCCTGCCTTCTTACGATCTTCAATCTCTTTCTTAGTTAGACCACCAAGTGCTTCGTCCATCTCGGCAGCAACCATACGCTTCTTCTCGTATAGTTTCTTTTCCATAATAGCATTTAGTCTTTCTCTGAGAATATTTTCAGAGAGAACATAATTTTTATCTAGAATGGATTCGACTAGATGTTCTGACATTAGATGATTCCTGGAATGTTGAAGTCTGATGGTCTTGCTGTCTGACCAGCATCAAAGTCTCTGTTATCTTTCTTAAGGTCGACGTAAAGTGTAATTCTATCTAGATTGGCAAAACCTGCGTCCATGATAATGTCACCATTGACGTTTGCTGATGGTGTAGGAACAGCATCTCCATGACCCATGCCTGTAAAGTTGTAATCAAAGAAACCTTCTCCCAACGAAGCAAATGTAGATGTTCCATTTGAACCGTTTGTTGTTTCCCACTTTAGATCAACATGACCTTTATTCTTAGCAACATATGAACCAAAGATTCTAACGATAGAAGTTTTATAAACACTTTTAGCATCAGTATTACCTGTCATAATCTTGCCGCTTGTGTTTAGAGAAAACGCAAGACCAGAAACATCCAAAATCTTGGTGTTTGCTTCGGCGGTACTATCTGATACTATATGATATCTAATTAATGCTCTATTAGTGCTATCAACTAGCTTTGTTTGTGTTATGATATTTGCCATCGTTAGTTCCTAATTGAAAATGTTAATAGTCTTTTGAAGGACTCAAGGTCTTCGTTTAGCATATTCTCAACAATCTTCTTGTTTTTGCTATTGACCGAGTCATAAACTTCAAGTATTCTTTTAGCCATACTACTATTTAGTGTAACAGTTCTTCCATTGATAGAAAGTTCTTTTGAATCGATACCTTCAACAATCATATCACGTAGGTCTGACATTTTGTTTTCTGCTACTTGCTTTTTAGTGGATGAGTCATATTCTTTTCTCATAAGTGTATTTTTTCTTGAAGCATCAATAGCCGAATCGCCTCCGTGCATAGAAGGTGTATAAGACTTAACATGTGCCTTTCTTAACTCACTGCCACCTAACTTCTTAACTGCATCCGAATCTTGGCTTGAACTATCTGTTTTTGGAGATAGATCAGGCAAATCTGGCAAACCTCTTTTTGGTGCTTTGGGTGTTTTAGATGGTGGCACTTTGGATGGCTTTGCTTTTTTACCACTTAACTTGCCAGCTAGTTTACCTAATCCTTTTCCCGCTAGTTTAGCTCCGCCCGCAAGTGCTTTACCAGCAACTGCACCAGTAGCTAACAATGCTGTATCAACAGCGGCATCTGTTGCTGCGCCCTTGTAATCGCCTTTATATAACTTTTTACCTGCGCTATAATAAGGAACAATAGCTTCTGCGCCAGCATCCAAAACATCGGCAACGCCTTCATTTTGTTGCATACGCATTTCATATAGTTTCATTTTGAAATCTTCTTCACAGTTCCATTTGCGTAGTGCTTTATTGATTCTTGAATCTGGATCATTGGCAGTCTTGGCAGATGTTAATCTCTTTTTCATACCACCCATACGGGCACAGAATGACTTACGACGATTAGCTGCTTTACTACCCTTCTTTAGTTTTGATGGCTTAGTTGTAACTGCCATAGATAGTTTAGAACCGGGATTAGCTTTACGATATGAAGCAATACCTTTTCTATTCAGACCGCCTTCAGGATTTTGTCCTTCTTTGCGCTGCCATGCTTCTGTTTCTTCCAAGTTTTCTTTTGCTTTAGCTTTCTGATAAGCATTCTGGGCACCTTTATATGCACCATGAACACCACCGGCAACTGCACCAATTGCCATGCCAGGCTCAGCAGCAATAGCATTACCTTTAAACAGACCTTTTGCTGCACCTTGAACAGCACCTTTTAGACCGCCCTTAACTGCTTCCCACTTAGCGCCTTCATATAGTTCAAAATCTTCGTATGAATCATACATTGTGGATTCACTAAGATTTAGATTGCCTGTAGGACCAAAAGGTATTGAAAGATACTTGTCAACTGTCTTTGAGTAATATAGTGCCACCGTTTGATCATCAGGATATTTTCTATATGTAATGCGTCTAAACATTAATAGACTTGGCATAACCATAGGTGAAGGAACACCTGATAATGGCTTGCCTTTAAATTCACTTGGTTTAGACTTCAACGTTGCCTCAAGCACTAACTCCTCAGGAAGTTCCTGAGGCAAATAGTTTGAATCATATTCTTCTCTTAGTTGCTTGAGTGTCTTCATAATCTAATCCTTACTGAGCAAAATAGTTGGCAGCAATTTCTTTCTTCTTCTCTTCAAGGCGTTCCATTGCCTTTTCCTGAAGAGCCGCAAGAAGATTCTCTTTCATGTTTACTAGATTGTTGTCTAGAATGTCATCAAGTGCTTCATTGATAAGTTCTTTGGTATCCATTTTAGTTTCCTCTTTTACGTCTGTGACGCTTGTTTGTTTTGGTTTAGCTGCATAAGGCTCACCCTTAACATTTGTTTGATACTCGCTACCACCATAAGAGAACTTACCACCAGCTCCGCCTGTTTCAGAACGGGCTGCCTGGAACGCTTGTCCTCTTGTAAAATAATCTGGACGACTTGGTGGAGTTGGTGCGTCAACCTTAGGAGCACGATCAGGATTAATAGATGCTCCCTTTACAGGCTCAACATTCTTTGTGCTTCCCTGTGCAGGTGTTGTGTTTGTCTTTTCTTTAGATGGTGTAAGAACCTGCTTTTCATAGTCATCGATAGAACGACCTTGAGACTTGAATGGATTATATTTCTTCATCATATCTTGTCTCTGAAACTCTGACATTTTTTCGCCAGCTGGTGTTGGAGACATAACTGCGGCAGCGGCTGTGGCTGCAGGACCACCTGCAACTCTTAGTGCTGTTCCAGCGATACGACCGGCGGCAGGTGCTGCTTTTGATACTAGAGCGGCAGCGTCTCTACCAGCAGTTGTCATGCCTTTTACAACAGGACTTGTTTGTTTTGCTGCGGCCATTTTCTGACCCACATTACCACCACCCTGTGAGAATGATGTTGATACTTTTGTAGGCGATGCTGACATAGAACCACGTTGACCAGCTGGCATTGAGTATGTTGGCGCTCTTGGTGGTGCGGCTCTTTGAACTTGAACCTTAGCAGTCATATTACCACTAGGACCGGCTAATCTTCCTGATGCTCTACCAGAAATCGATGTTGGTCTAGATGCTTGTCTTTGGACACCAGCTCGCTGCGATCCGTGAATAGCCGGAGGCTGAACTTGTGGAGGCATTGCCATAACAGCTTCTTTGACTGCCTTTTTGATTTCTTCTTTATCTTTTTTCTTGCCACTTTCAATAAATTTCTTATTGATAGCACGACTTAGTGTTTTGCTGGCTGCTTCGCCACGCTTGAACCGAGCATTAGAAACCTTGCCGACTAGTTCTGCTG